AAGACTTTATCCCATATGTCTACTAACAGTTCGTTGTGCATTTTCAGATTCATTTAACTCCTCCGTCATTGTGAAAAAGAAAGTCATGTATCCACCAACATCTACCCTGATCGGATGAATTTAGAGCAACTTGCTTAACTCTTTGATGTGTTGGTAGTCCGTCATATGTATCTATATATACCTGTTGTTTCTGTGGAACTATTTTTCTTCTTCTTGTGTCGTCACTACTTAAGTTTACTAGGTTTGCCATGAGATACTCCTTTATTTAAAATGGTAATTTGTCTTTTTTGTTTTGTACTTCCTGAACCGCTCTGTCTAGACTCTTACCTTCTGAGCCTTTTTCCATTACGTCTTTCAGGTCATCAAAGTTCATTTCTACTGGTTTAGCTTGTAATTCTTCGTCTTTACAACTGATTGCAAAAAACAAACTTTTGTTCGGTCCTCTTTCGTTTAGCCAACCAGCAAGTCCAATTTTAGCTCCTTTTGGTATGTCGTGGTCAACTGTTACATCGCCTCTAAAGTGAGGTTGTTTGTTTTCTTCTGTTGCGTCTTTGTTTTTAAATAAAGTTGATTTTCCTAGTTTTGTGTAACCCATATTTCGTCTATCTCCTTTTTTAATATATTTTTAATTTACTTACTTTTTTTGTTTTATCATAGCGTGGAGTTTTTATGCTGTTTCAACCGAAACCTAGTGCAACTTCCAGCCACTCAATTCCCTTGCTGCGTATATGTTGTACTTAATAAAGCTCCGTTTATTAAATCCCGCAGTTACTATGTGCTATGATTTAAAGCCCTAAGGCCTTAAGTTTTTTGTCAACTATCTTCTTAACTGAGTCTGGAATACTATCGAAATAATCCATAAGTATATTGTATGCTTGAAAATACTTTAGATTCGTTGCATGTTTATCTTGAAGATCTCTCTGATAGTGTTCTATTTGCTTCACGAGCTGCTGCCTTGACATTTTGCTTAACGTCTTTTTGGTGCTGTTTTCTCTTGACATACTTCTCCCCTCTAGTTTCTGGATAGTGTTCTTGACATTTTCTTCTTGCTCTTGAGATATAGGCTGGAGTGGTGATCATATCATCCTTCCATAGTTGCATTAATTCTCTAGCTGTCATCTTTTTTATATTTTTTGAAGGCTTTAACCTTCCCATTTGGTATGACCAGATAGCATAAATTAAATCAACATCATTATCTGCAAGTGTTGGTTTGGCTAATATGAAGCCTTTAACCATGTTTACCATATTAACTTTCATTCGAAATTATCTCCTTTTGCTAATTTCCTTAAGACATAAGCCTTCATATTTTTACTCTTTTTGCTTAAGTATTTTAATAAAGACTTATATTCGTTTTCAGTTAAATGACCTTTCCTGGTATTGCATCTTCTGCATATTATGCTTAGGTTAGATACAGTAGAGCTACCACCCAAGCTAATAGGGTACCTATGATCACAAACAATATTAGATACCAAAAGGATATCAGTGCAGAACACACACTCTTTCCCGTAAGATCGAATAAAAAGATCTCGAATTTCGTCCAAAGTGATCGTACAATCGACTTCATATTCTTTGCTCCTTTGTTTTAAAGACGACTTAAGAGTAGCTGATTTTTTCATAAGTCTATGGAAAATCTTTTTAGCAAAGTTTCCATGATGCTTTTGAAGGATCTTTTTAAACTTAATCTCCCAATAAGCTACCCTTCCTCGTCTTTTTATAACTTTACCCACCAGGGAATATCGCCAATGTAACCATAGTGCTAAATTTCCATATTTTGATACTCAAGCATATAGAAGATTCTCTTTCACAGTGCACATACACTGCTGCAATAGAGAATATCCATAGCAATGTTATCATAACACTATTCTCGCTCCAGCTAAAATCAACTAGCCCCATTACGACCTCCTGATTGTTTTTGTTTTTTCTATTTTAAATCCAGCTATACCTGTTCCAGTTTCTGCTGCATCAATAGCGTCTTTCCTTGCTTTCTTTTTATCGATTTCTACTTTAAACCTCTTATATGAATCGCTTATAGCATCTTCATCGATAATTTCTACAGGTCCCCAAGTTTCATACATCTTGTATCGGGTTGTAGTTGTTTGGAATACGCCATTTTCTCCAGCTGTTTCTATAATCATAGGTAGCAGCTCTTTGTTAAAATAGGTTTCTGTTTTCTGTATTGCTTTCTTTCTATTCTTCAGCCTTTTAATTTCATCATTGTATGTCTTTATCTCTGCATCAATGATATCGGCTTTTTTATTCATCTCTACTATCATATGATCAATCCCAGAGGTCTTTCTTTTTATCTGGGACTTAACACTAATAATAGCTTCGTTTACCTTTTTAAGGCTTTCTTCATCGTTTGAATAAAGATCTCTCTCTAATTCAAGATCAATTAGAGCTCCTACAAGATCTCTAGTAGTTGGGTTGTTAGACATCTTCACTCCTTTTTGGTTGTTCAGGAATAATCCATGAGCCTTCAAGAGTGAGCAAAGCATCTTCATCCAGTTTAATATGTTTAAGCCATTTTCCATGTTTATCATATGCTGATAACATTTTGATTTTTATATGCTTGCCATATTTGTCTGGGACTAAAGTTGCTTGTTTTACTTTGTAAGCTACAAAATTACCGTCATCATTTTCCATTTGTCCTCCTTAGTCTAAATGATGGAGTCCATTCAAGATTTGTTTCGAATAATTCTCCATCTGTGTTTTTAAATAAAGTTACTGTCTTAAATGATGAATCTGCCTGACCATTTAATCCAATAACCTTTCTTGATGCATTCTCTATAGCTCCACTACCTTTACCCGCGTATAGATCTAGCACTTCATTCCTACTGTATTCCCTGCTAACTTGACTTATTTGAATAATAACAATATCATTATTAACTGCCATATTAGATAAGCCGTGTGAAATATATTTAATTTGTTCATACTCTCCTCTGACGTGAGGTGGAGTCTCAACAAGGTCTATATAATCAACGATTACCATTGACGGTTGTAACTCAGTTATCTTAGATTGTATTTGTTCAAGGGTAGGTGATACAGTTTGAACATTGATATGCTGCACTTCGTCTCTATGTTTAGAGAAAAGCTTTTCATGGTCAGCGTTTACCTCAGCTTTTGTTGCTCCTGACAGTATCTGCAACGATCTTCTGTGCATATACCACGCTGATAGCTCCAATGAAAGATATAAAGTTGGGACTTGAAGACTAGTATCTATTACATCGTTTTTATGATCATAGCCCAACGCTATATTATGAGCTAAAGTAGTCTTGCTCGATCCAGTTGGACCGAATATAGTAACAAGATCTCCTGGATAGAAAGCGCAATCTCCATCTTCGCCCATAGCTTTACTGAAATTATACGATCTGCCTGTAAAGTCAGTATTCAGTCTTTCATTTAGCTGTTTTTGCATATCATGTGCTGTTAATACATCAACCAAGTAATCTTTCCTTTTGTAGTATAAGCATTTAGGATTGCAGTGCTGCTTCATTAGTTCATCTTGGCAGCCAAATTTGTATCCTTTATTGTATGCATATTCTACTAGGTCAGTTACTTTTTGTTTTTCTAGACTATCCTTATTCCATTCAAGTAGCGCTGCTTTAGCTGCTGATGAAGGAATGCCGTTTCTTCTAAAATGAGAGACAATTCTAAGGATTGTTTTATGTCTATTTCCTTCCTGTGGTCCCATTTTATACATAGTTTGAACACAAGTAACTACCTTTTTAGGTTCCATCACTTTACCCATAGCTTGGGTGAAAGCTACCTTTTCTTTCTTGTATTCTTCTAGCTCTCCATCTCCTACTAATTCAGAGTATGGAAAATCAATTCTAGGTTTCCTGGCTAGTTCTTTTATCGATTCAGGTGTGCCTTGCATCACTTCTGTTAAAGATAAAGGTATTTTATAAAGTCCAGTTTTCTTGTTGATTGTATGAGCTATTCTATATAGTCCCGTTCTCATGTAAACCATTGGATCGATATCTTTGAATAGACTGACCAATGTTTCTTTTACTTGAAAAGGAAGGTTTTCATTTGCAGTGAATCTAAAAACACTATTCGGGATAGAAATGTGATAACCGCTACCAGAGAAATATACTCTAAAATTACCTTTATTTAAATCCAATTCATCAGTCAAACTATAGACCAATGCTTTGCATTTATTTAAAGTTAAAATATCAGTATTTTCTCCTTTATCAATATCTATAACAATGTTATCTATATCTCTTATACCATAATAACTTCTTATACTGTTGCTATTATTGGCAGCGAAATCTACCGCTTCTTCGCTATATAAATACATTGATCGATATAAAGGTTCGTTATTCTTTACTGCCTCCATTAATAGTGTTTTTAAATCACTCTTTGGAAGAATAAGCCCTCTGAATCGAGGGCTATTCCTAGCTATTTCTATATGGTTATAGATTTGCAATTTCTAATGCTTCAGCACTAAATTCAGAAGTCTTTGCTACAGGAGTTTTAGCATCTTCTTCTGAGGCTTCTTTAATCCAACCATTTTTCTTCAAGTATTCAATATAACCTTCAAGATTCTTTTCGCTATCCGCACCTTTCTTTAAGATTTTATTATGAATACGTGTGTATAATTTGCCATTCTTAGATTTCTCTCTGAATACATAGATAGTACATTCTGTTCCTTCGTACTTATTCATATGTGCGCAGAAATCCTCGACAGGCTTTTCATCTTCGTCAACCCATTCTCCTTTTTGATTGACTCCACCCATTTCTCCCATTGCGTCTAAGAAAAATGTTAATCTCTTAAGTAGAGAGCAGTCTATAATATTTCCTTCTGCATCTCTATCCCAAGCTCCTGCTATCTTTAGTACTCGTGGGTATTGAGAGCCTTCTACTTGGAACTCTGCAACTAGGTATACATCAGCCCAATCAAATTTATTTGATTCGTCTACAATCTTACTGAATGTTCCTGTTTTAATTCCCAGCCAGCTTGCTCCGCCACCTGTTTTATTTACACTACGCATAATAGCCATTATTCTTTCTCCTCTTTGTATGATTTGATTTCTTCCATTACAGCATCATAGCTGAATGGGATTAACTTTTGTGCCAATGGTTTTAGTCTAGATCCAACCATTCTTTCGTCATATCCTTCAAAGCTTATAGAATATTTGCCTGTACCTTTGTCTATTGTTGTATAACCAATAACATCAGCTTTAGCACATAATCCTCTTCCTAAGCCACTTGGTAAGCTAGGGGATAATTGAACCTTATCGTCAGTAACTACAGTGTGTTTGGCGTGGCTTGTTAAGATCAAGTTGCCACCTACCTTTTTAATAAATGTTTGTAGTTTTTTGACAATATCTAGATTCTTCCTTCTACATGCTGCCCAATCTGCTCCCCAACTTCCTTCTCCCATTTCTTTAATACCTAGTTCTTGCTTAACAATAGTTTCTATCCATTCATTCACTTGGTCTATTGTATCTATAACTATGGTATCATAGGGATATTTTGCCCAATTTTTGATAAGATCGTTTATTATTTCAGCTAGAGAATATACTGGCATTGGTTCGCCTCTTTTTTCTCCATTTCTATAAAAATAACCTCTCTCTATATTTGGGATTACTTCTAGTTGTTCTTCTCCATTTTTAACCACTTTAATTCCGTCTTTTGTTTTGACTCTTAGTGGTGGATTTAAAGAAGCACAGGTTACAACGTTTGCTCCGTGAACAAAATCTGAACCTAAGTCTGTGTCTATCATCAACACGCCTTCTGATCCATTTTTACTCCATTCTGCTGATTGAGTTGTTTTACCTGTTTTTGGCTGTCCGATAAAATACCAAGTTAAACCATTTGGCAATTCGCTCTTCCAGTCCGTAGTTATTTTATTAATTTCTAACATACGTCTCCTATGGGTTTTAGTAATACCCTCGATGGTTTAGATGCTGTACTCTAAAGCCTGTGGAAGGACCATCAAGGGTACCACTATCTAGTCGCTATTAGTTAGAGTCCTGAGTGGACTCCTCTAAAGCAACTAAGTTATCTATTTTTCTGTTATTTGTTATAAGATGTTCTCTTCTCAAACTAACAGGACCTAACGACCCCCAAATATACGCATAATATGGTCTATTTTGCAAGACATTAAATGCCTGTGCTAGTCCATATGATGCTGCTAAGCTACCACAAAATATAGTATGTTTAGCAGTACAAGGGTCGTCAGCTATTTCTGAGCTAGGAGCATAAGATTCCATGAAATAATCGAACTCTCTGGTTACAGTTATTATTTCGAATCCTAATGCTCCCATTCTCATATCTATAAGGAACTCTCTGTCTGGGTTCTTCTTCCATTCTTCATATGCAGATTTTCTTATCTCCATATTGTCTGGTGTAAGAAAGACTTTGTTTCCTAGTTTGGAGCCTCTTGTCCAATAGTGAGGTTCTGGTTTAATCTTTACCTTTCTATTTAATAGCGCGCATTTTTCTACGGCTGCTTGTGTTTTAGGTAGATTTAAGTGAGCCTCAAACCAAGATGTTGTGGAGAGATTATGTTCTTTTAATACATCGGGGTCCCAAATTATTATATTTTTAAAACCCATTATTGTTGCGTTCTGTATTAATGCTGAGCCTATTCCTCCAGCTCCAATCACAGTACAACTGTCTAGTTTCTTTTGGTCTATGATATCTTTATTTCTAAGGTAACGGTTGTCCATGTATATCTACTCCAT